TTCCCTGAACTGGTTGGCCAAGTTCTTGGCGTTGGCGACTTTATCAGTACAATTGCAGGCACAGCCAGCGCAATCAATATTCGCGTTTCTGGGCGTGAGGTGACCTAATGAGAATAACCTACGGCAAAGGTTTTAATTTTGCACCAGCCTTGTCCATGTCGGGCAAGGTCTTGGCGTTGCAGAATGAACTCTTAAAAATGCCGCAGGCCAACATTGTGACTGAGCATATTTTTAAACCAGGCGTTTATGAGCGCAAGATTACGATCCCAGCATGGACAATCTTAACCGGCGCAGAACATAAGACGCCATATCACGTTCGCGTGGAAAGCGGTACGATTGCGGTTAATACGGACGATGGCATTAAAGTCTTTACTGGCCCATGTGATTTTCCGGCAAAAGCTGGAATGCAACGCGCAGGCCGAGTGTTTGAAGATGAGGTAGTTTGGGTGGATGTGTACGACAACCCAGACGACTGCATTGATTTGGCGGTGTTAGAAGACCGTTTGTATGTTGTGCCTGACTGTGGCCTTGCTGACAGCCGCACCGACATCCAAAGGGCGCAAATTGATTATGGGGCGTTTCTTTATCAGATTGGCATGACTCAGAATGAAATGGACGCAATTGTCCATACTGAGTCTGATTTGATGGAAATGCCTGATGGCGTGGCTGTGGAATTGCGCGATTCGCCGATCCACGGCAAAGGGTTGTTTGCAACCCGCGATTTTGAGGCGGGGGAAACTGTATGCCCTGGCCGAGTGGATGGTAAAAGAACGCCAGGCGGGCGGTTTATCAACCATTCGTTTAACTGCAATATCAGACCCGAAAAAGTAGGGGATGACATTTATGCAGTCGCTGCGCGTAAAATACTTGCAGGCGATGAATTACTGGTAGATTACAGAGCATCAATGCGAGTCAATTTTGGACTCACGTTACAAGGAGAATTGCCATGTCTGGATGGGTAGCAGGGGCCATAGCGGTCAGTAGTGTAGTTGGCGCAAGTTCAGCTAGAAGCGCGGCTAAAACACAAGCAGGCGCAGCTGATCGTGCTGCTGAACTTCAAAGAGAACAGTACGAGCAAACCCGTGCTGACCAAACGCCTTATCGTGAGGCTGGTTATAACGCATTAGCTGAGATGCAACGCACTGCGGGTAATGTACCTGGCGCGTTTAAATTTGGTGCAGGCGATTATCAAGCTGACCCAGGCTACGCATTCCGATTGTCCGAAGGCCAGAAATCCCTTGATCGTCAAGCCGCCGCCCGTGGTGGCTTGATCTCTGGCGGTGCTTTAAAAGCCGCTACGCGATTTGGCCAAGAAATGGGGTCGCAAGAATACCAAAGCGCTTACAACCGTGCATTGACTGGGTATAACACCGGCGTGGCCAGTGAAAACCAGTTGTACAACCGTCAAGCAGGCTTGGCAGGCATTGGTCAAACTTCAGCTAATTTAGTTGGCCAAGCTGGCCAGAACTATGCAAACGCTGCGGGCAATATGATTACTGGCGGCGCAGCGGCTCAAGCGGCTGGCCAAGTTGGGGCGGCTAACGCTTTGACTGGTGGTTTGGGTACGTATATAAATTACAATCAAGGTAATAATTTGGTTAACGCTTTGCAAAGAAATCAAAATATGCAATTGGTAAATACTGGTGGTTATTCTAACGTGCCATCGTATATGGTTCAACCACCCGGAGGAGGTTAATTATGGCACTTGATCCAAACATTTCTCTTGGCGTTAGGCCACTTGAGGTTCCTAATCAGTTAGCGCAATACGGTCAACTTCAGCAGATTATGGCTGCGCAAGACGCGCAACAAATGAACGCGCTTAAAATGCAAGAGTCGCAAGCGGCGTTGGAAGAGCGTAATGCATTGCGTCGCTTAGACCCTACATCGGCTGATTATGAATCTCAGTTGTTTAAAGTTAATCCTCAATTAGGTATTAGCTTTCGTAAAGAGGCCGCAACTACGGCTGCACAAAAAGCCGCTGAAGCTAAATCTTTAGCCGAAGCAGCGGCAGCTAAACAAAAAATGATGGGCCAAGCATATCGAGATATTAGTGGTCGCCCCTCCGACGCTAATATCACCGCACATTTGGAAGATATTGCAGAATCAACGTTGTACAGCTCTGCTGAAAAAGCAACCATTACAAAACGCGGAATGGATCTTTTAGCAATGCCGTTTGCGGAACGCCAGATGTTTTTAGCGCAACAAGGCGCTAGTGCAAGCGAATTGAAACCTTCAACGCAAACAGTTAACCGTGCTGGTGCTACGGACATTGTGCGGGTGCCTGCGTTTAGTGGTGCGCCCGCCACAGTTGGTTCTTACGCAGACGTGCCTTTGCCTGCCGATGTGCAAGCGCAAAAAATAGCTATTGCACAACAAAGCCGGCCACCAGCACAACCCTCTGCGCCAGTTGCGGTTATTGACCCAGCAACAGGTAAAGCAATATATGTTAGCCGCGAAGACGCGTTGCGTAACAAAATGCAACCAGCGGTTAATGCGCCTGCGTTAAAACCGCTAACAGAAGGACAAACAATTAACTTGCGTACCGATGTTGGTAAAGATTATCAAAACGCAGCGACTGCTTTGTCGCAGATAGATGACCTATTAGTTTCGGCTGACGCAGTAAAAACATCACCAGGATTATCTGCGGCTACAGGATTTACAGGTAAATACTTACCATCATTCCCTGAAGGCGGCGCAGCGCAAGCGGAGACACGTTTAGCTAACTTACGCGGAAAAGTAACTGCCTTGGGTAAAGCAACTGCGGCCATGTCAGGCGCTATTGGATCTATTGCTACGCAAGAATGGAAAGTTTTGGCGGATCAAGTTGCGGTACTAGATGAAGTCAAAGGTACAAAACCTTTACTTGAACAAATTGGTTTATTAGAAGAACAAGCGCGAGGCGCCGCAGCGCGTATTCGAGATAAGTATGAAAAAACGCGGTCTGAAGATTTTGAGCGTTTTCCTCAGTTCCGTGATTTACCAGCATCAAAAGCACTCGGCGGCGCGCCTGCCGCAAATACTGGTGGGTTCAAATATCTCGGAAAAGAAGGTGGATAATGGCTACCAAATACCGTGTTCAAGGTCCAGATGGTACTGTTCATGTCTTTGAAGGGCCAGATGACGCAACGCCAACGCAAATAGAATCCTTTGCTGCACAAACCTTTGGTGCCGCTCCTAAAGCCGCTCCAACTGAAGCGCCCGCACCACGCGGCAAAGCCGGCATGTTTGACATACTGTCTGCGCCGTTTGAGATGGGCATGTCGCTTGCGGCCAAGCCACGCAAAGAGCAAGTGGAATTTATTGCGCCTGCTGTTGAGGCGCTAGGTAGCGCTGGCGGTGCGGTGGTAGGAACCAGCGCAGGACCGCTAGGGACCGTAGTCGGCGCAGGCGCTGGTTACGCTGGCGCTAAAGAGTTGTTGCGTCTGGCCGCTGGCGAAAGCGGTAAAGAAACACTCCCACAATCCGCTACCCGTCAAGCACAGAACGTGCTTGAAGGCGCGACAATGGAAGCCTTTGGCCGTGGTGTTGTAAGCCCTGTTATCACTAAAGGCGCTGAGTACGTAAACAAACTTAAGAACATCAAACTTGACCAATACGTTAAAGCTGTTGGCGACAAGGGTGAAGAGATTGTCAATGCTTTGCGTGGCCGCACACAAATCGTCCCCGGCACATCACCTACTGCCGGCGAAGTCGCTGCGCCTGCTGGTAGCGTAGGGCTGTCAGTATTGCAAGCGCGCGCTCGTCAAGTGCCAGGCGCCGCAGACATTTACGCATCCAAAGAAGCGCAGAACATTGTTGCCCGTCAAGAACAAGAAGTACGCGCGGCGGCTAAATTTGACGCATCTAAGCAACGCATTCAAGCAAAAATTGATCGCGGCCTAGTTAACGTAACGCCCGGCGAAGTTGGTAGCACCTTGATTGACGCGGCCAAGGCTGAACAAAAAGCAGTCAAAACAAACGTAATAAAGCCCGCCTATGACGCGGCGTTTGAAGCCGCTGGCGACGTAAAGATTGACGTTTCAAAAGTTGTCAGTGAAGCAGAACGCATTCTTGATCGTAAGTTGTCAAGTTTTGCTACTGAGACTGCGCCAGACACAGTTCGCAAATTGCGCGGGTTTGTACCGTCTGTGCCTGAAGCAGAAGCAGTAACTGTTGGTAAAGCAGGCTTTAAGACAGCAAAGGCGCCTACAGCCGCGCCAGCAACGCCTGAAGCAACGCTTTTGCAACTTGATGACGTTCGCAAGGCCATCAACGCAGACATCGCGGCGGCCTCGGCTAGCAACGCGCCTATGGCGGCCACAACATTGCGAAACTTAAAGCAGTTACACGCTGCAATTGACGACGCAGTTAACTCAAGCGCTACTTTAAGCGACGAAGCTAAAACGCTGTACAAAGGCGCGCTGGATACTTATCGCACACAATACGCGCCGCGCTTTAAAGAAGGCATCAACGCAAACTTATTCAAGCAAACAAACTTGCAAGAGACTAAGATCAAACCAGAAGATGTCGTCAGCAGATACTTCCAACCCAAAGGTGAAAGTGAAGCCAAAGACTTCTTGCGTTTGTTTGACAAAAACCCAGACGCAATGAAACTTGCCCGCACGGGTATTGAAGACCTATACCGCCGCGAAGTAACAGACGCGGCTGGCCGCGTGACACCTGAGTCGCATGCCGCGTTTATGAAAAAGTACGCGGAGCCACTTAAAATTCTTGACGGCGCCGGAATGAACATCACTGAACGCGTCGGTGTTGTTGCAAAAGACGCGGCTCGTTTGGCAAAGATTGAAGAACTTGCAAAAGCCAGCGGTAATAAATTAGCGCCGCCATTGCCAGCGGGCGCTAACGCGCTTGCAGTTGAGCAACGAATTGGCGAGTTGACCAGACAATTTACGCCTGATCAATTGAGCCACGTAAACGCTGTGCGGCAAGATCTATTGCGTGAAGGTGAGTATCAGCGCTTGGTCAAGGCGGGCGCAGATGCAGGCACTGACATTAAAAGTTTGGCCACAAAAACTGGTAAAGAATCTGGTTTGCCTTTGCCAAACTTCTTATCTGTACCAATTACGGTGTTTAACAATGTCGTTAAGCGCTTGGCGCTACGCATGGACGACAAGATTGCGTTGGAAATTGCGCGTGAGTTGACCAACCCCGCCGTGGCCGCTGATCAAATTGAGGCCGCTATTAAACTGCAAGCGGCTCGTCGTGCGGCAACGCCTGGCGCTGGCGCCGCAGCAGGGGTAGCAGGCACTCGGGCGCTTGGGGCTGAAATGTCACGCCGCGCAGAACCTGAAAATCAAAACGCATTGGCTCGATAATGGAATCACAAGTTTTATTCAACATCGCGGTTAGTCTTGCGGGGTTCTTAGGTGGTTGGGTGCTAAACAACATCTACCGGTCACTGGAGCGCTTGGACACAGACGTGCGGGCCATGCCTTTGAACTACGTCACCCGCGATGATTACCGCGCTGACATGCGTGACGTTAAAGACATGCTTAACAAGATCTTTGACAAACTTGATAGTAAGGTTGACAAATGAATGCGCCCGTTTTTATTTCTACTGCTGTTGCTACTGTCAGGGGCTACGGCCAAAGAGTCATGTCTCGTCTCCGACTTCTATGGTCTAAGCTGGCTCGGAAACCCGAGTGAGCGCCACCAGCGGCTGTCTGAGTGGCTGACCATCAACGGCAGCAGTTGCTCATCTGAGCAGTTAGCGGGGATATGGAATAGCCTGGCTATGTGGGCTGGCGTTGCGGATAGTTCGGAACTAAGGAGCAAAGTTCTGTATTATTACGCCAAAGCAGTTGAGAGGGAACGCAAGTGAAAGTCAGCTATGACAAATGGTATCCCGTAATTCAACCAATGGCCATGGTTCAGCAGGAAGCATTTATAAAGAAGGTGGAAAAGCAAAACGCCGAACATGCTTTGCAAGTGCAGATTGACAATACCGTTAAGAAGTTTCACCAGTATGAGTATGAAATTTACCAGTACCGAATGCGCCAGATAACATTGAACATTCAAATTGTTAACTTAAAACGTGAGATTGACCTACTTGTATGACCAAGAAGCCAGAACGGGACACCAAGGAAAAGCTAACGCTTTATGTGACGCTGATGGTAAGCACAACGTTGTGCATCTCGGTGCTGGCCATGGTCACAGCCTTTATCCTTGGGTTATGGGCCAAGGAAGTGGACAACGCAGAGATATTCAAGATGATTTCACCCGCTTTTTCTACTCTTATCGGCGGCATGATTGGGTTCCTAAGTGGTATCAAACTAATGCAAAACGAGGATAAAAAATGATCGGACTAGACGCAATCCTAAACGTGGGCAGCAAGCTCATCGACAAGCTGATCCCTGACCCAGAAGCCAAGGCTCGGGCGCAGATTGAACTGGCCAAGATGGCGCAAGATGGTGAGTTGACCAAACTGGCCAACGAAACCAAACTGTACGAAGTAGAACAAGAAAACGTCACCAGACGCGCTGAAGCGGATATGGGCAGTGACTCTTGGCTGTCCAAAAATATACGCCCTATGACGCTTATATTCCTTTTGGTGGCCTATTCTGGCTTTGCCATTGCCTCAATCTTTGAATACGAGACGCGCGGCGCCTATGTCGAATTGCTTGGCCAGTGGGGCATGCTCGTGATGTCGTTTTACTTCGGTGGCCGCACCATGGAAAAGATCGCAGACAGGATTAAAAAATGACGCCGCACTTTACACTTGAAGAACTAACCCACACCGATCACCGCACACTAGACAACACACCCAATGAACAAGAACTGGCAAACCTCCAACGCCTTGCAGAATTCCTTGAAGACGTTAAAGAAGCCCTTGGTGGAAAGCCCATCATGGTTAACTCGGCTTTTAGAAGTAAGCAAGTCAATGACGCTGTTGGCTCTAAAGATACTAGCCAGCATCGTACTGGTTGTGCTGTGGACATCAGGGTTCCTGGACTGACGCCAGACCAAGTGGTCAGGGCAATCATTGACTCGGGCCTGCCTTACGACCAACTCATACGTGAGTTCGACCGCTGGACGCACATCAGCATCGCCGACAAGCCCCGCAAACAAGTGCTGATCATTGACAAGTCGGGGACTCGGGCATTTGCTTAGACAAGGTTCGGTAAGCCTCAATGGCTGTTTTAAGGTCACACTGTAGGTGCTGGATTATGTCGTCCTGTTCGCATAACTTGGTGTAAGCCTCGCCTGCAAACTTGGCCAAGTTGTCTTGGTTCCATGTTGCAAAGTCTGGTCTGTTACTCATGTTCTCTCCTCAATTTAAAGGCACTAGCCAATTCAAAATGCTTGCAACAGCAATACAACAAACAAGCCCAAAAATAAAAGCAAAAATCCATTCAAACCAATCTCTCATATGTTCTTCTCCTTGATGTCATAAAACCAATCGTCACCGGCTGACCACTTGCGTGTGCCGTCAACCGTCCACAGTCTTTGCGCTGCTTGGAAGTCAGGAAACTTTGTCTCAGCAGGGATCAGGCTCTGGTCATACCACAAGCATCGGTTGTTTGGCTGGCAAGCAAACTGGCCGTTGTCCAGAGCTATCCAATTGAATGACTTGTGTTCCTCGGCCTGCTCAGTGAAGCCAGTGTCTAGCGTCATTTCATCAGCGCAAAAGTCCACCGTAAACAAGTAGCGCCCGAAGTGCCACTCGCGGTCTTTGCCCAAGAACTTAACGCCCAAGTTGCGCAGGCCAATCTTTTCAATGATCGTAAAGCGGTAGCCCATGCAGTCCCACAACTGAAGCGTGTCAATTGGCAGATTGCCAGCGTCTGCGTGCCAGACATAGGCGTGGATCGGCAACTTGTCGTACAGGGCGCCGTAGGCTGGCAGTAGGCTTTCAATGCGGAATACTTGGCCGCGCAGGGCTTTGAGGCTGACCCAGATCGCAGGCTCCAGTTCGTTGTGGCCCTTGTGATCGTTGTACAAGAACTCGCGCTTGACAAAGCACTTCATGGGCGGCAGTGATGCCACGATATAACTCATTTTTTCTCCTTAGTCATTTGTTTCTTTCTTTGATGGTGCGTCTAATTCACGGCGGTAATACTTGGCCGGCATCTTGGCGTGCTTATCCAACTGCTTGCGCAGCCAGTCAGCACCGCCAAGTTCTTTAAAAATCATCACATGGCGGTCTGACAATCTAATCTGGCGGCCTATTAGGGGTTCAGGTGGTTTGGGGCGTGGCATTATGGTTGTATTGCTTCTTTAAGTAGTTCTAGTCTTTCCCGCGCAACGCGCAGGGTGTTGTAGCGCTGGTGAAGGCGCTGAAGCATGGAGACGCGCTTGGCGCCCTCACGTTCTTCGTGTAGCAGTTTGAGGACTTCTGCCTCTGTCAGACTGCTTAATTTGTTGTTAAGGCTGCGCCAGGTGTCGTTCAACTTTCTTCTCCAGTTCGTATATTTCTTTTTTGCAGTTAGCGTAGGCGCGGGTGCTGGCGTTAAGGTTGCGCTCCCTGATACGCAATTCGGCCTTGGCCGTCTTGAGTTTGGCCTTCCATAAATCTAAGCGTTTCATTTAAGTGCTTCCTGTAATCCGGCCAAGCCATCGACGCGCTTGCCATTGATAAAAATGTGGGGCAAGTCAGGGCTAGACTCCATGTCCATCTCAACATAGTTAATGTTGTTGGCTCGCAAAAGATGTTTGACTTCCGTGCAGTTGGGGCATAGGCGCTTGGTGTAGATCACCACCTCCATGGCTTTCCAATGGTAGGGCTGGCCCTTCATGGTGTTCTCACGCGCTATGCGGTCAAACTCGTCGTCTTCGTCGGTGTGAATCATTTAAGTTCCTCCATTGCAATGTCAGATATAGCGCGCTTGTCGTGAAGCGCCGCCCAGATACGTTCGTCAATCGTTTTGTTGGTCAGCATTACGTAGCACCACACAGCGTGTTTCTGCCCGCTGCGGTGCAGACGACCAAGGGTCTGTTCGTACAACTCCAGACTCCACGGCAATGACAAAAACACCATGTGACAGCCGCCATGCTGGAGGTTGAGGCCGTGGCCTGCTGACTTTGGATGTACAGCGAGCAGTTGTATTTCGCCTTTATTCCATCGCTCGATGGCGTTGGCGTCGTCAAGGGTTTGCAGGCGCCCGAAGCGGCGCTTGAGTTCGGCAAGTTCTTCTTGGTAGTTGTACACAATGATGGTGTTGGCATGCTGGTTCTCGTTGATTAACTCTTCAAGGCGTTCAAACTTATGTAGGCCGTACCAGATCGGGCGCTGGGTGGATTTAAACTTGCCAGGCGACTCGGACGGCGCAGTTGTTGTGTCGTATACAAACCCTGACGCCAGTTGTTGCAACTTGCCCGTGACCACAGCCGCGTTGACTGCCGTGATGCCCTCTAGCACAAAGTCTTTTTTCATGGTGTTGTAGGGCGTCAGATCCATGTCGCACTTGAGTTCAACAGTATGCAAAGGCGGCAACTTGTCTTTATACTCACCTGCCTCCAAGACAAATGTGGCAGGCTTGATCACGTTCATTACCTTTTCAAGCGAGCCGACACGCGGCGCCCATTCACCGAAGTCCTTGTTTATAAGAACAAAATACTGCTGCATAAACGCGCCTTTGCTGCGGCCAAGCAGAGACTGGTCAACGATCTTGCACTGGCCAAAGACGTCCTCAAGACCGTTGCTAGTAAATGAGCCGGTCAAGCCCCAGCGCGTTGTCATGGGGTCAACTACTTTTAGGAACGCTTTGAAGCGTGTGCCTGATGGGTTTTTGAGGCGCGTTAGTTCGTCAAACACCACGCCGTCAAAGTTCAATTTCTGCTCGGCCAGCCACTGCAAGTTGTCGTAGTTGGTCACAACCACTTGAGCGTTGCCTTTAAGGGCGTCTAGGCGCTGCTTAGGTGTGCCAACGCACAGAGCCATGCTCAGGCGGTCGCCCCACTTGGGGCGCTCGACTGGCCACACGTCGGTACAGACGCGCTTGGGCGCCAGCACCAGCCAGCGCTTGACGTGGCCGTCGCGGATCATCTCCCACATGGCCGTCAGCGTGATGGCGGTCTTACCCGCACCCACCGGCGCCAAGATCATGGCGCGGTCGTGCTCGTAGAGAAAGTCAGCGGCTGTCTCTTGATACGGTCGTAACGAAACCATCAACTTGTTCCTTAGTCCATAAACATGCGTAGTTCTGACGCAATAGCGCCATCTCTGTTTGAAATAGTTTTTGCAGTTCACTCAATCTGCCGCCTTTGGTTTTCAATTCAACAAACCATGTCTGGCCATCGGGTAAACACGCAATGCGATCTGCTACACCTTTGCGTCCAGGCGAAGTAAACTTCCAAGTCCTGCCGCCGATGCGTTGCACCGCCCAGTCAAAATAAATTTCAATTTCTTTTTCGCGCATGCCGCAAAGTATACATGTAAAAAAGATTTGCACAACAATTATTTCTGTGCTAATATTCAAGTTCAATAAATTAAAGGAGAGTCAAATGGACATTAGAGTAGAAGCAGATCAACAAGGGTCTAGCGTTACATTAAGCGAATATGAAGGTGGCATTTGGATCAGCGTCCATCGCCATTGTGGTTACGCCAGCACAAACCTTACGCGAGCGCAAACAGAACAGTTGCGTGACGCTCTTATTGCTTTGACGGAGACATCAGATGCAACACAGTAACATTGTCGGTGGCTCAACAGCCAAGCGCGTCATTAACTGCCCCGGCAGTGTGGCGTTGGTGCAGAAGATGCCGCCCAAGCCCTCAAACAAATACGCTGACGAAGGCACACTCTTGCACAACGTCATGGCCGAACTTATCATGGGTGAGGAGCCACCAGACTACTACCTTGGCACACGCTATGAAGATCAAATCCTTACGCCTGAATTGGTGGAAGAAAAAATTTGGCCAGCTTTGCGCGCCCTTGACATTCTTGACCCCGAACAGAAGATGGAAATTGAAGCAGAGACTAGAGTTGGCTTTGGTGATCTGCTTCCTGGCGTGTTTGGTTCCACTGATCTTATTGGCCGGCTTGGTAATCGCGCCGTTGTTCTTGATTGGAAATTTGGTGATGGTGTCATGGTCGAGGTGGAAGAGAACCCACAGTTGATGTTCTACGCCGCCGCCGCTATGCGCACACCCGAGGCGCAGTGGGCTTTTGATGGCGTGACTGAGATTGAGATGGTCATTGTCCAGCCGCCTGAGATTCGCCGTTGGGTCACAACGCCTGAGCGCATTGCAGAGTTTGAATTGCAGTTGGTGCAGGCCGTTAAGCAAGCAGAAAAGCCTGATGCCAAGTTGGCCGTGGGTGACCACTGCCGTTGGTGCGCGGCCAAGCCCATTTGCCCCAAGATGACGGGCGCTGCCGACCGCGCATTGAAGGTGCAGATTGAAGCCCTGCCTGCCGAGCAGATTAGCGTGTTCTTAAAGAACGCAGACATGCTTGAGGACTGGATCAAAGACTTGCGCTCACTGGCCTTGCAGATGCTTGAGTCTGGCGCCAAGTTGCCTGATTACAAACTGGTGGCCAAGCGCGCCATTAGGTCATGGACGGATGACGAGAAGGCCAAAGTCGCCTTGTTCGCATACGGCCTCACAGAATCTGAAGTGATGGAGTCCTCTGTCGTCTCCCCTGCGAAGGCCGAAAAGGCGTTGAAAAAACGCAAGATCGGCCTACCAGAAGACCTAGTGGTCGCCATCTCGTCAGGTAACACTTTGGCAAGCACGGATGACCCGCGCCCCGAAGTGATGCTCTTGGGCAAACAGTTATCTGCTGCCCTTTCTAAACTCCAGTAAGGTAAATTATGAACTTAACTACATTCTCACAAGCAAACCTCCCCGCCGTTTCAACGCTGTCTAGCGCTTTGCGTTCGATCCAATCTGAAGTCGGCCCAGCCGGTATTGTCATTCTCAAGATGGACAAGACTGGCCATTGGGTCTTTGGCGCAGATCAAACCGAAGTTGAAGACGACGCCATTTGGGCGGTCAATCCTTTCTCTTTTGTCCACGGCTTTATTGCTTGGGGCGATGGTGAAGTGTTGGGCGAAAAGATGACCAGCGTTAGCAACCCACTGCCCGAGTTGGATGAAGCGCCACCTTCAGCCAAAAAGGGTTGGGAAACTCAAGTCGGCATGTCTTTGAAATGCATCAGCGGCGAAGACAAGGGCATGGAAGCACGCTTCACCACCACGTCAGTAGGCGGCAAGCGCGCAGTACAAACCTTGGCTGTTGCTTTAGCCGAGCAAGTCGAGAAAGACCAAACCAAGCCAGTGCCAGTCGTGCGTCTGAAGAAAGACCACTACGCCCACAAATCCTACGGCAAAATTTACACGCCAGTGTTTGAAGTTGTCGAGTGGGTGAGCATGGATGGTGAAAAGCCCAAGGCTGATGAGCCCGCGTGGCCAACTGCCGAGCAGGAAGCTGCTAAAGCGCCTGCCCGCCGCCGCCGTTCAGCGTAACTTTTCTGATGGGCGTTATGAGCGCCCATTGGAAAGGAGACACTAAGGTGAAGTTATATTCTGTTCGGCCAATTTTGTACGCGGATACAAAGCCTTTCATTTTAGATTTGCATTACGCCAAACGTATGCCATCTATAAGTTTTGCGTTTGGCTTATTTTTGAATGACGCGCTTGTGGGCGTTGTGACTTATGGAATGCCTGCGTCGCCGTGGCTTTGTAAAGGTATTTGCGGAAACGAAAACCGGCATTTAGTTCTTGAACTAAACAGGTTAGTGCTGACCCACAATATAAAAAACGAGGCGTCTCTTTTGGTAGGGCGTTCTTTGGCGCTATTGCCCACGCCGCGTGTAATTGTTTCATACGCAGACACTGCGCAAGGTCATGTCGGGGTTGTTTACCAGGCATGTAATTTTTTATTTACTGGTACAACAAAACCTCGAACAGATATGGCCGCAAAAGATGGCAAACATAGTAGGCATCATTCTGGCGATAAAACAAACCGCGTTGCCCGTTCTGCAAAACATAGATATGTAACTTTTATAGGATCTAAAAAAGAAACCGCTCCATTACGCGCCGCGTTGCAATACTCAACACTAAACTACCCTAAAAAATGACACTCTGGCTTGACTTTGAGACACGCAGTACTTGCGACCTACGCGCCAAGGGCGTGTACAACTACGCCCAAGACGCCAGCACCGAAGTGCTGTGCATGTCGTATGCGTTTGACGATGAAGACGTGGTGACGTGGGTGCCTGCCCAGCCCTTCCCTGAGAGCGTTCGCAACTATACCGGCCAGATCAGGGCGCACAACGCGGCGTTCGAGCGCTTGATCTTTTGGTACGTCTTACAAATAAATTTTAATTTAGAGCAGTTTTATTGCACTGCAACACAAGCCCGCGCCAACTGCGCGCCTGGCAGTCTGGAGGACGTTGGCCGCTTTGCTGGCGCGTCCATGAAGAAAGACCACAGAGGAGCGCAACTGATCCGTTTGATGTGCGTGCCGCCATTCAAAGACTCGCCTGAACTCATGGCTGAGATGATCCAGTACTGTGAGCAGGACGTCAGGGCCATGCGGGCAATCAGTCAGGCCATGCGCGCCTTGTCAGCCGAAGAGTTAGAAGACTACCACGTCAACGAGCGCATTAATGATCGCGGCGTGTTGGTCGATGTGCCGCTGTGCCAAGCAGCAGTCAAGTTTGCCTCCGATGAATTGATTGAGATCGAGCAGATCGTCAAAGAAGTCACTGGCGGCGTAATCACCAGCGTCAGAAGCCCCCGCATGCGTGAGTGGGTGCTTGAGCGCGTGGGTGACGAAGCAAAGAAGTTGATGGAAAAAGATGGCAAGTATTCCATTGACAAAACAGTCCGAGCAAATTTATTAGCAATGGAGAATCCCGATGAAGTCCCTGCCGACGTCCAAGAAGTTATCCAATGCGCCGACGACCTCTGGGCGTCCTCGGTGGCAAAGTTCAACCGACTTAGCTGTCTGGCGGATGAGGAGGATCAGAGGGTACGAGGAGCGTTCGTATTTGCTGGAGGTTCCGCGACGGGTCGAGCCAGTTCATACGGCGCCCAAGTTCACAACTTCACACGCAAGTGCGCTGATGAACCAGAAGACGTCAGGCAAGCAATGGTCAGAGGACACGCAATCGTCCCTCGGTATGGAAAGCGCGTTACCGATGTACTTAAGGGAATGCTTAGACCAGCGCTCATCCCTGCAACAGGCAAGCACTTTGTCGTCGCTGACTGGGCAGCCATCGAAGCGCGCGTTAACCCGTGGCTGTCTGGCCGTGGGGACAACAAACTTGAGCTTTTCAGAACGGGCGAAGACGTTTACAAAGTCAACGCGGCCGCAACATTTAGTGTTCGCGTGGCAGACGTTACCAAAGACCAGCGCCAGATTGGAAAGGTTCAGGAACTTGCCTGCGGATTTGCTGGTGGTGTGGGGGCTTTTGCTGCTATGGGTCGGGCTTATGGGATTAGTCTTCCTGAACACGTCGCCAAGCGAATGGTTGATGGCTGGCGCAGGGCTAACCCTTGGTCTGTACCTTATTGGTCGGCTTTGGAAGAGTCCTACACGCGAGCAATGAGAAACAAGGGGCGTGAATTTAAGGCTGGCCGTATAACATATTTGTACGACGGCTTGCACCTATGGTATGCCCTACCATCTGGCCGAATTCTGTGCTACCCCTATGCCAAATTAGAACCCGAGGGCGTCAGTTATGCCAAGGCGGCATGGAAGCCAGCGCAAGATGCAAAAGAATGGCCACGCGCCCGCCTTTGGAAAGGCTTGGCATGTGAAAATGTGACTCAGGCCGTGGCCAACGATTTGCTTCGCCACGCCCTGCGCCAACTCGATGACGTTGTGCTACATGTGCATGATGAAATTGTGCTTGAAACGGCAGACCCAGAAGCTGCCGAGAACTTAAAACGTGTGATGTGTACAGCGCCAGAGTGGGCAGATGGCCTACCCTTGAACGCTGAAGTTGAAACTATGAAAAGGTATGGCAAATGAACTTTCTTGAATTTTTAATTTCCTTGGCTCCCGAGGGTGAGACAGCGCTGATCGTGCGTCAGAAACCCATTGGCAAAGAACTGCAATTCCATGCAGATGGCGCGATCAAATGCACTTGGCCGGCCATGTTGCCCGATGCCAAGATCAAGCCCGACTGGGCAATCTACGGCAACACCGCCAGCTTTATCATCGACCGCTTCAAAGATGGCCACGTTTCAGCGTCTGCCGTTAACTGCGAATATGTGCTTGTGATGGTGCTGGATGACGTGGGTACAAAGGCCAAGGTCCCACCGCTTGCGCCAACTTGGAAAATTGAAACCTCTGAGGGTTCATTTCAGTGGGGCTATGCTTTTAATGAACAACCCACTAAAGCCGACTTTGCCGCTGCCATCAAGGCTATCGCCGATGCAGGCTACACCGACGCTGGCGCCATCAATGCCGTGCGTAACTTCCGTTTGCCCGGCTCGATCAACTTGAAACCAGGGCGTGAGAACTTCGCCGCCAAGTTGGTGGAATTCCACCCCGAACGTGACTTCACCCTTGAACAAATCTGCACAGCCCTTGATGTAGTGCCTGCGCCTGCCGACTCTATTGGCGTGCGCCCGATTCGATTGTCAGACGACGGCGCTGATGATGTGATGGCGTGGCTGAGTGGCCAAGGTTTGCTACTGTCCAAACCCAATCAAGAAGGCTGGGCTGGCGTGATCTGTCCCAATTCAGCCAACCACACCGATGGCAACCCCGAGGGCCGTTACATGCCGGCCAACCGCGCCTATTGTTGCCTGCACAGTCACTGCCTTGAACTTGACTCGACCGTGTTTCTCAAGTGGGTGTCCGACAATAGCGGACCCAAGCACGCGCCGGGCCTGCGCGAAGAGTTGTTGACCATGGCCATGGATGCGGCGCTGGCCAAACTAACGCCGTCCGACATGTTCACCGATGATGCGTCTGCCGTGATTGCCGAGGTCGAGCGCAAAGAACTAGGTCGCATCGAAAAGGCGCAATGGTATGAGCGCTTCGCCTACATTCAAGACGATGAGTCCTATTTTGATATGCAAGACCGCCGCGAAGTGTCGCGCCAGACCTTCAACGCCTTGTATCGCCACATCAAGTGCAATTCAATCCACGGCAAAAACCCCAAGGTCGAGGCGTCAGTGTGCTTTGATGAGAACCGCCAAAAGTACGGCGCAAAGGCCCTTGTCGGCATAACGTATGCCGCCGGCGAGTCGGTCATTGTCGCCCGCGATGGTGACCTATTCGGCAACCGCTGGCGCGATGCCAGGCCCGTGGTGGCCGCCGGTGACGTAACCCCATGGATGGACCACTGCAAAACGCTGGTGCCTGATGCGCGCGAGTTGGACCACATCTTGAACGTGATGGCCTTCAAACTGCAACATCCCAAGATCAAAATCAATCACGCCGTATTGCATGGCGGTGACCAAGGGTCCGGCAAAGATACCATGTGGGCGCCGTTCATTTGGGCCGTGTGTGGCCCCCACCTTAAAAACCGTGGCCTCTTGGACAACGACACAATGAGCAGCCAATTTGGTTATGCCCTTGAGTCGGAAATCTTGATTTTGAATGAGTTGAAAGAACCCGACGCCAAAGAACGCCGCGCGCTGGCCAACAAACTGAAGCCCATCATCGCCGCGCCGCCTGAGATGTTGACAGTTAACCGTAAGGGCCTGCACCCCTACCAAATGGCCAACCGCGTTTTCGTGCTGGCGTTTTCAAATGACCCCGTGCCAATTAGTTTAGATTCGCAGGACCGCCGTTGGATGTGCATTTGGTCCCATGCCCCCCGCATGGGCGCCGACGCCGCCGCCAAAATGTGGGCGTGGTACAAGGCCGGAGGGTTCGCGGCCGTGGGGGCGTGGCTGCAAGCCCGCGACGTGTCCGCGTTTAATCCTGGCGCTGCGCCCATGATGACCGAATTCAAATTAAACCTTGTCGAGCATGGCATGAGCATGGCCGAATCGTACCTTGTCGAACTCATGCGCGGGCGCCTAGGCGAGTTTTCGAAGGGCGTGGTGGCGTCTCCCTTCCATGCCCTGTGTGACCGCGTGGCTGGCGCCGCGCCTAGTGGCGTGAAGGTCCCCCAGCCAGCCCTTTTGCATGCCCTGAAGGAGGCCGGCTGGGTCGACCTTGGCCGCGTGGCCTCGGGTGATTTCCAAAGTAAAAAGCACATGTACTGCGCGCCGGACATGGTGGGTGTGAGCAAATCGGACCTTCGCCGCATGGTCGAGGACCTACCGGCCCCCATGGCCGTGCGCTTGGTGAAGTAAAAAAAAAGGCCCCTATTACTAGGGGCCTTGTGAGGTGTGGCAACTGCTAAAGGTCGAGGAGAATAACCAGTAGCCCCGCCAGTATAAGCGCAATTAAGATGACCATTGCATAGCCTCCATGGCCCCGCGATTCATAAGGCGCCGGGCCTCGGGTCCCTCCGCCAGCGCCATTTTGTATTCGTGCTCAGATACCCGGCCCAATTCGTGCCGATAGCCTAGGTCGACGTAATAGTGCTCGGTGTAGGTTAAGGGCGCCCATGGTGCGATTAATTCGCGCATAAGGGGGTGTAGATTATCCTTCGTTTTCATATAGGTCCTCTTCGGTGTAGGTGGCCGCTGGCGCCGTGTTTAGGTTTTCATAAAAGCCCGTGAGGGTGTTCCCAGTGCCATAGGGCGCGCCCTTGGCCGAAGGGAATCGGCTTGCGGTACTGTTTAAACCGTAGTACATGGCCACATAATCGGCCGTGCTCATGCCGTCCCAATAATCGGGAAACCGGCGCAATTCGGCGCCCTTGCTTTTTACGGTCCTATGCTTGCCGGTGCATTTGGCGTGCTCATTCATTACCGCGCCGGCGTGGTCGTCGTTGACAATATAAATTGTCCGTCCTAGTCTCATTTTTAGCATATTATGTGTCCCAGTCCTCAGTTGATAATTTAATATTACAAAAATCTTGGTGCTCAGTGTTGACATGCTTACGCATAAGGGCGCAAATGGCCTCGATCAATTTTCGGTCGACCATGTCTTTAATTGTGAGAGTCGCGAACGGTTCCGCGTCGATGCCCTCCGGTGAAAACGCGTTACCCCGGTGAAACGTCACAATGGTTTTGTCGTAATGGGTCATATTTTTTTGATCCTATAGTCCGAAGGGTTAAAATCGGCCATGTGGCCATGCTTTACCGCGAAGGCCATGCTGCGCAAATGGTCCGCCAATTCGGCCGCCGCCGCGTCGCGTGTGTCGAATTGATCCCCGGTGTTTTCCCAGCCGTGTAGCATGCGGGTTTGTATTTCATAGGTCATTTGGTTCCTTTTTAAATCGTGCAACATCCGCAGCATGGCGCATCTTCGCACCGGCCGCGCGCGTTACGTATAAAATGACTGGCGCCATGCTCGCCGTAGAAAATGACGCGGGTGTCGCCCGGCTCTTCTAACCATGCGCGCCGCGTGATAGTGTCGAATTTAATATCATCGCCGGGGTTTATCCGGGCGCCGGACCGGCTGCAATGGCCGGGGAATTTTGCTCTCATGCTTTTTATCATGCTGCAACCCCTATTGATATAACCCGGCGCTTGTGGCCGACGGCATGGTCCGCTATCACAATATCGCGCGCTTGCTTGCTTGTACCGGCGCAGAGTAAGCATGACGCGCACGTCGCGCGCTTGCCACCTTCGGCGCTGGCCGGGCATGTTGTCTCGCTTGCTTGCTTGTCAACGCCGATTGAAACCCTGAAAACCCGCATGCCGTACAAATTGGCCTGCGCTGCGTCGTCGATGCTATCGGCGCTGGCCATCAATAGTGGACCCCATGCAGCATGATCAAAATTTGGGTTTTTCCATGCATGCGAATAACCCGAATGACCGGCCACAAATTTTACAAGCGCTTGCCAGTATTCCACCGGCGCCGCGAACGGGTCCCCATAGGTTCCGATTCTCAAGAGTAAACCGGCGATGACGCGCGCGATTGTGTCGGCGCTGGCGCGCTCGTACCGGCCGCGCTTGTATGCGTCGTAAACCGCCCGGACCGATCGGCCGACGTTCACGTAGCATGGGGGCTCGTCACTTTGGCCGGTTTTGATCAAATACGGCCGGTGGCCACAATCGCCGCAAATCGACACGTCGTCACCAGTCCGCAACGCTTCGGTCGGCGCGACGTCGGACCGGATAATAAATGTCTGGACCATGGCGCCGGTTTTCGCATTGTCGGACCCGTCAATCTTGTTCACAATGACAACGATCGGCGAGCCATCGATCATCGATGGGCCTTCGTACAAAATATAGCCTAGGGGTTTTTTCATATCATTTCACCAGTACGTCAAAATAAGCAAGGGCGCCGACAAGCAAAGCGCCGGCGATGATGGCCACGGCCAATAAATCTAATAATGCTTTTTTCATGTTGTTTTGCCTTTTAGTTAATGGCCGGCGCAAAGCCGGCCGGTTTAGTTAAGCGATAAATTCAGGGTGATTTGTGACGCCGAATGCCAGGGCATGGGCGCGCAGCGCTTCGGCGCTTTTGTTGCTGCGTGCGGCGCGAATGAGCGCCGATATAGCGCGCGCCACATAGTCCGGACCTAAGCCGGCTGCGCTGTATTTTGTGATGATTTGCAATTCGCGAATTTCAGATTTTGTCATTTTGTACCTTAGATTAGTTGAGTGTTTACCGGCGTTTTGTACCAGTGTAGCTATTGTAAAGAATTGTTTTACATCGTGTCAACACTTATTTGCAATGGCCTTCTAAACTGTAGGGCTTTGGGTCTTTTGGGTTATCAATTGGCCATGCTGGCGCGCCGATTGACCTAAGCGCCAGCCAGCGCAAATACTGGGATGCGGTATGCTTTGGGTCATTTGGGTCATGGTTTCCAATTAAGAAAATAAAAGATTTTGATATAAGGGTTAATACCTATAAAATCATGCACGGGTTGTCAACGCCGCTCCGGCCACCAATTTAAAAACGATGACCAAATGACCCAAATGACCCAAAGACCTAAATTCGACGCGCGCGCATGGCCCATGCTTTGGGTCACTTTGGCTATGCAAAATAAATGACCCAAATGACCCAATGGCCACCGGCCACCGGCGCCAGCTTGCAATTTAAAACCATGACCCAAATGACCCAAATGACCCAATGGCTGCGCGGCCGGTCCGCCGGCTGGCGCCATGGCCGGTGGCATGCGGCTGGGTGGCCCCGGGCAGGGCCGGCGGCAAAGGGCCGTCAGAAACGTACGGGTCGTGAACAATTTTTTTATCTACAAATTTTTTTTTCTTGTAGAATCCAGACACGTGCAAAAAGCATGGAGAGCAAATGTTCTACTCGATTCCATTTACACCGCGCAAGGTCGAAGCAACAGAGTCGCGCTTGAAGGCGGTATATGACGCGGCCAAACTTGGCCTTAAGGGCGATACCTTGGCGCTTGCCGCTGGCATGCTGCCCACCGAATATCGACAACTTACGCAACTTGACCCCGTGGTTGAGATGGCTGCGCAAAAGGGCAAGGCAGATGGCGAGATAGAACTCTCCCGAGTCATGCACGCCGCCGCGCTAGAAGGCGACGCTAAGATGGCGTTAGAAATCCTCAAACATCAACACGGCTGGGTGGCCAAGCAGGCCATATCTGTCGAAGTGGATCAGCGCATCTCCATCACTGGCGCGCTGGCCGAGGCGACTAAGCGAGCGCTGACAGTAGAAGACGCCAACATAATCGAGCCAACAATTCATGCAATCGACCATATACAGCGCTGAAGACGAACAGGAACTCATGGCGCGGCTATGGGCGCCAGCGATCAAGGACAACCCGCTTGCGTTTGTAATGTTTGCGTTTCCTTGGGGTCAACCAGGCACACCGCTAGAGCATTTCAAAGGCCCACGCAAATGGCAACGTGAGGTCTTGCAAGAGATTACCGACCACATCCAAGCTAACAAAGGCAAGCTAGACTTCAATACCTTGAGACACGCCGTCAGTTCTGGCCGTGGTATTGGTAAATCGGCGTTAGTCTCATGGATCACAATTTGGATGCTCACAACCCGCATCGGCTCGACGACCATCATCTCGGCTAACAGTGAGTCTCAGCTACGCTCGGTCACATGGGCCGAGATTACCAAGTGGTTAGCGACTGCCATCAACAGCCATTGGTTTGAAGTCTCGGCGACAAGGGTCATGCCAGCCAAGTGGCTCACCGAATTGGTCGAGCGTGATCTTAAGAAAGGCACACGCTACTGGGGCGTGGAAGGGCGCTTGTGGTCAGCGGAAAATCCCGACGCCTATGCGGGTGTCCACAACTTCGACGGTGTGCTGGTTGTGTTTGACGAGGCGTCAGGTATTGAAGACAGCATATGGGCGGTGACAAGTGGATTCTTTACAGAAAACACGCCTAACCGTTTCTGGATGGCGTTCTCTAACCCACGGCGCAACACTGGGTATTTCTACGAAGCGTTTAACAGCAAACGGGAATTCTGGATAACCAAGGTGGTTGACGCCCGAACGGTCGAAGGCACGGACAAGCAGGTCTATCAGCAGATCATCGACGAATACGGCGCTGACTCTAGTCAGGCGCACGTCGAGGTGTACGGTCAGTTTCCCTCGGAAGGCGACGATCAGTTCATATCAGCCAACTTGGTAGATGAAGCAATGAAGCGGCCTAAGTATCAAGACCAAAGCGCGCCAATAGTGATCGGCGTAGACCCCGCCCGCTTTGGCGCGGATGCAACAGTCATCGCGGTTAGGCAAGGGCGGGACATTATTGCTATCCAGCGCCATCGGGGCGACGACACCATGACGGTGGTTGGCCATGTGATTGAGGCGATTGAGCAGTACAAGCCCACGCTAGTTGTGATCGACGAGGGCGGCCTTGGGGCGGGTATTGTTGACCGTTTGAAGGAGCAAAGGTACAAAATCAAAGGTGTCAACTTTGGCAATAAATCAACGAATCCAATCATGTATGGCAACAAAAGGGCCGAAATGTGGGGCAAAATGAAGGATTGGTTGAAAACTGCTTCAATCCCGCTTGACAGGTTTCTTAAAACTGATTTAATTTCGCCTATGATGAAGCCCGACTCTAAGGGTACTATTTTCTTGGAGTCGAAAAAGGACATGAAGGCACGCGGACTGGCCTCGCCAGACGCGGCAGACGCGATCTGCGTGACTTTTGCCTTTGCCGTGGCCCACCGTGAGGCGCGTGAACCCACGCAGCGCCGCATGTACAGTGACAGAAGCGTGGTCAACACATCTTGGATGGGGTCGTAATGGCTAAAAAGTCAGTATCACTGTCAGTCGGACGCGGCGAAAAGTTGCCGGTGTCTAAGGGTGCTGGCCTGACAGCCAAAGGGCGTGAGAAGTACAACGCTGCCACTGGTTCTAACTTGAAGGCGCCAGCGCCTAACCCCAAGACTAAAGCAGACCAAGGCCGCAAAGATTCATTTTGTGCAAGGATGGGCGCAGTAGCGGCCAACGCCAAGGATGGCGAACGCGCTAAAGCAGCTCTTAAACGATGGAAGTGTTGATATGGCGACTAAACCCGGACTCTATGCAAATATTCATGCAAAACAGGCTCGCATAGCTGCTGGCAGCAAAGAGAAAATGCGCCAGCCTGGTGCCAAAGGCGCACCGACAGCCAAGGACTTCAAAGACTCGGCCAAGACAGCCAAGAAGAAGTAATCATGCCACTTGTCAAATCCAAATCACCCGAAGCCTTCCGCAAGAACGTCAAAGCTGAAGTCAAAGCTGGCAAACCAGTCAAGCAGGCCGTGGCAATTGCCTATGCTGTCAAAAGAGCCGCACCGGCCAAGAAGAAATGAAAGCACTGCAAAACTGCATCATCATTGAGCGCGATGTGGACAAGCACCCCTTGTTTGTGCTGCCTCAGACTGAGAAGCTAGGTACTGGCATTGCTGTTGCGATTGGCCCAAAATGCCTAGACATCAAAGTTGGTGACCATGTATACTTCGATGTAGGGCAAGAATTCAAACAAGATGGCAAAGACTATGTCATCATGCGTGAGCCTCATATTTTAGGGGTTTTGGAATGAATGATCCTACTGGTATTGTTGCAGCGGCTAACGTAGCGGCTGGCGGTAAGCCTAAAAAGAGCGATTCAGATATATTGACGACCGCCCGTTCGCGGTTGGACATGGCCGTCTCCGCTTTGGCTGAAAGCCGCGAAGACGAAATTGACGATCTGCGCTTTTATGCTGGATCTCCCGACAATCATTGGCAGTGGCCTGCTGACGTTTTGGCCACTCGCGGCGCGGTGCAAGGTCAGACTATTAACGCCCGCCCAACACTAACAATTAACAAGCTGCCGCAACACGTTCGTCAAGTAACGAATGACATGCGTCAGAACCGCCCAGGCGCACGGGTCATCCCAGTCGATGACGACGCTGACGTGGAAGTGGCAGACATTTTTAACGGCATGATTCGCCACATTGAGTACATGAGCGATGCTGATGTTGCCTATGACACGGCGTGTGAGAATCAAGTTGCCTACGGCGAGGGTTACATCACCCTGATGACCGAGTATTGTGATGAGAACACATTCGATCAGGACATCAAGATTGGCCGTGTGCGTAACTCCTTCTCGGTCTACATGGATCCTCTGATCCAAGACCCAACGGGTGCGGATGCAACGTATTGCTTTATCACCGAAGACCTGACCAAAGCAGAATATGAGCGCCAGTATCCCGATGCCGCGCCTATTTCTACCTTGCAGTCGCTCGGTGTGGGTGACCAGTCAATCAGTAACTGGCTCAATGAAGACACAGTGCGTATTGCGGGTTATTACTACATTGAATACGACACAACCAAGCTGAATTTGTACCCCGGCAACCAGTCGGCCTTTGAAGGCACGCCTGAAGACAAGATGCTCAAGGACATGTTTGGCAAAGCCATCAAGTCGCGCGAGTCTGAACGCCCACGGGTAATGTATTGCAAGATCAACGGCTACGAAATCCTTGAACAAAAAGAATGGGCTGGCAAATGGATTCCTGTGATCCGTGTTGTTGGCAACGAATTCGAGGTTGATGGCCGTTTGTATGTCTCTGGTCTTGTGCGTAACGCCAAAGATGCCCAGCGCATGTACAACTATTGGGTGTCTCAGGAAGCTGAGATGCTGGCTTTGGCTCCCAAGGCTCCGTTCATTGGCTATGGTGGCCAGTTCGAGGGCTATGAGGACAAGTGGAAGACAGCCAACACAAACAACTGGCCTTACCTTGAAGTAAATCCTGACGTTACAGACGGCCAAGGTGCAGTCTTGCCACTACCCCAGCGGGCACAACCGCCAATGGCCTCTAGCGGTCTATTGCAGGCCAAGGCAGGCGCATCTGAGGACATTAAGTCAACAACTGGCCAATATAACGCATCACTCGGCATGGGAAGCAACGAACGCTCTGGTAAAGCCATTCTGGCCCGCCAACGTGAGGGTGACGTAGGTACTTTCCACTATGGTGACAACCTGACCCGTGCCGTGCGCCATGTGGCTCGTCAGTTGGTGGACTTAATTCCCAAGATTTACGACACTCAGCGCATTGCTCGCATCATTGGTGAAGACGGCGAGACTAAGATGGTCAAGATCAACCCTGACCAGCCGCAACCCGTCAACAAGATTGTCAACGAGCAGGGTATTGTGATCGAGAAGATTTACAACCCTGGTGTTGGCAAGTACGATGTGGTGGCCACGACTGGCCCAGGCTACGCAACCAAGCGCCAAGAGGCCTTGGAAGCCATGGCTCAACTGCTTCAGGGTAATCCCCAACTGTGGTCTGTGGCTGGCGACTTGTTTGTTAAGAACATGGACTGGCCTGGCGCGCAGGAAATGTCTAAGCGCTTTGCCAAGACCATTGATCCTAAGTTCTTGTCGGACGGCGAGGACGATCCAGCATTGCAGGCAGCGCAGCAACAGATTCAGGCCATGGGTGCTGAGATGGAGCAGATGCACCAGATGATCCAGAATGTCGGCAAATCAATTGAGATGCAGGACTTGGAGCGCAAGGACTTTGAGGCTCAGATCAAGCTGTACGATGCCGAAACCAAGCGTATTGCTGCGGTGCAGGCCGGTATGACCGAAGAGCAGATCCAAGACATCGCCATGGGCGTGGTCGCGGCGGCCATGGAGTCGCAGAGCATGATGAACCAGATGCCTGAGATGCGTGAAGAACCTATGGCCATGGAAGAACAACAAATGATGCCCCCACAAGGAATGCCACAATGAAAGCGAATGAATTTTTAGGCTTGCTGTTCCTAGCCCGTGACGTTGCGCACAGTGTTCACCTGAACACCCGCAGTTTCAGCAAGCATGAAGCGCTCAACATCTTCTACAACCGCATCATTGGTGCGGCTGATGACTTTGCTGAAGCCTACCAAGGCCGCTACGGTTTGATTGGCCCTATCACCCTGCATTCGGCCAAAAAGACGGCTAATATCATCGAATTCCTGCAAGATTCGCTTGCTGAAATTGAAGCCGCAAGATACGATGTGTGTGATAAATCAGACTCATCACTGCAACAATTGATAGATAATATCGTTGAGATATATCTTCGCACGCTGTACAAGCTCAAATTCTTGGCATAAGGAAATATGATGGAACTACTCAACCCGATGAGCAAAGCGGATTTCCCCGCTTACACCGCAACAGCTGGCGCAAGTGCAGGCAACACAACCGCATGGAACGCTGGCCCTCAAGGCGTTTTGGTTTGGTGCGAAGTGCCTTGCTACGTTGAAGTTGGTGTGGGTGCTGTTGCTACTAGCGCCAGCACACCAATTCCAGCTTACACGCCAATTCCTTTTGTTCTGACACTCAGTTCAAACGGCTCTCCTTGGCGCGTCAGTGTGCTGCGAATTGGTAGCACAGACGGCACTGCGTACTGCAAACCTATCAACAAGCAATGAGCTTTGGTGTCGCCCTTCGCAATTCGGTGGCCATTGGCCTAGCGGGTATTGTCACGCTGTTTTCAGGCACACGCGACAGTGGTGGCTCGGTGGGCAACCTTCTTACCGAATCTGGCGACAACCTCGTCCAAGAGGACGGTGGACAAATTCTTTTGGAGTGACCTAAATGGCCGTTGTATACCTTTCTCCCGTGGGCGGTGTAGCGGCCCAGTTCTTCACAAATACCGGCGCAGTTCTGACTGGCGGTAAGTTGTACACCTACGCGGCTGGCACAACTAATCCTTTAGTTAGCTACACGACTAGCGCGGGAAATGTCGCCCGTACAAATCCCGTTGTGTTGGACGCTGCTGGCCGAGTATCTAGCGGCGGTGAAATTTGGATTACATCAGTACCGTATAAATTTGTTCTTACTGATTCAACTGATGTACTAATCGCTACATACGACAATATTTTTGGAATTGGCGTACTAATTTATCAAATACAAAATTTTACAGGTGACGGCACAACAGTAAACTTTACGTTGTCTTCCGCACCAAGCAGTGAAAATTCAACTTTTGTATATATTAACGGTGTGTACCAAAACAAAAATACATACACTGTTAGCGGAACAACACTTACGTTTTCAGAAGCACCACCTCTCACTTCACTTATTGAAGTAATGTTTAACTGATTGGATAAACTATGGCAGACTTAAAAATATCAGCGCTTACGGCGTCAACCACACCGCTTGCGGGTACGGAAGTTTTGCCTATTGTGCAAAGCAGCACAACTAAACAAGTATCAGTTGCTAACTTGACCGCTGGTCGAGCTGTAAGTGCTTTAAGTTTGACAAGTACCAATGGAGCTTCAATCCAAGGTTTGACAGTAGGGCTTGGCGCGGGGGCTGTGGCTACCAATACTGCGGTGGGTATTAGTGCATTAGCAACAAGTTCTGGGGCAAACAGCGTAGCCATTGGCTATCAAGCCCTCCAAGCTAACACCACAATTGGAAATTTAACAGCGGTTGGCTATCAGGCTGCGTTTACAGGCATTACCGCAACAGGTATTACTGCTTTTGGCTACAGGGCTTTGGCTACCAATACTGCAAATAATAACGCGGCTTTTGGTGGACAAGCACTTCAAAATAATTCAACAGGCTCCAAAAACAATGCTTTTGGAGGAGCAACAACAGGGTCTACTGACGGCGCTTTAGGTAAAAATACCACGGGTTCCGACAACACCGCCATGGGCCATCAAGCTATTTCGCAAAATAACACTGGCAGCAACAACTCGGCTTTTGGGTCATCTGCCCTTTATAGCTGCACAGGAAGCAGTAACACGGTTTTAGGTAGTAATGCTGGAGAGGCTTTGACCACTGGAAGCAATAATACTTATTTAGGTAGGTCTGCAACTCCATCAGCGGTCGGCGTATCTAATGAAATTGTTATATGCACCGCCTCAGCTACAGGTAAGGGGACAAACACTGGTTTTATAAGTTCATCTAACGGCGTTTATCAAGGAAATAATTTAACTCTTTGGTCTATTACTTCTGACCAACGCCTTAAGAAAAATATTGTTGATAACAACATTGGCTTGAGCATCATTAACCAAATTCAAGTGCGTAATTTTGAGTACCGTTTGCCTGAAGAAGTTACTGATCTTTTGCAAGACCAAGCCATTCAAAAACAAGGTGTGCAACTTGGAGTTATTGCCCAAGAACTCCAGCAAATTTTGCCACAATGCGTAAATACCGAATCTACTGGTGTAATGACCGTAAATGCAGATAATTTGACTTGGTATTTAATTAACGCAATTAAAGAATTAACCGCTCGCGTAGCGCAACTTGAAAGCAAATAACCATGACACAATTTTCAACCACCATCACTAAGATGTATACGCTCTCTGAAGTTAATGGCAAGACAGACGTTGTAGTCACCGCCATGTGGCAAGTTACTGGAGTAGAAGGCATTTACACCGCCAACATTGACGATAGCAGCCAGTTTGCCTTGTCGTCTGACGTTGCCAGTTTTACCCCCTACGCAAATCTAACGGAAACTCAAGTCATTAGCTGGATTCCCAAAAGCCAAATTACTAGCGCACAACAATGCGTACAAGGCCAGATCGACAGCATGATTACACCCCCAGTAAGCCCTTTGTCGCAAGCCCTTCCTTGGTAACAATTTTACCTATCGGCAAAAAGTAAGGATCATTCATGTCACTCACAAAAGCAACCTACTCAATGATTGCTGGCGCTCCCATCAATGTTCTTGATTATGGAGCCGACCCTACGGGTGTTGCTGATAGTAAAGCAGCTATTCAAACCGCAATAGATGCTGGCAATGGCAGAACTGTGTTTTTGCCCAAAGGAACATACAAACTTACATCTCAACTTTTGCTTAGCAATCACAAAGGAACTCAATTAGTTTCGGAAACAGATAACGGCGAAAGTCTCCCCGCCAAATTGCAATGTGCGGGTACGTTTGACAACGCAGTTCAAATACGCGATTCGCGTGAAATTGTAATTTCTGGTATTGGTGTCTCTGTTGCATCTGGCGCAGTTCAAAATGGTTTTAACATCAACCAAACAGCAACCCCCACAACAGTTTGCACCAACATCAAATTTATTGATTGCGCGGTTCAAGGAGTCGCGGCAAACGGTTGGTACTTTACATCACTCAGTGGCAACACCGATCTGATTGAATTGCACAACTGTTACGCAACTAGCTTGGTCAGTGGTATTTACATTGACAACTCACAATCCAAAATGATAAAAGTCATTGGCGGCGCATACACTGGTTGCACTACCGGCATCAACTGTAAGACTGGCTCATTTCACGCGCTTTATGCGGGTTTTGGGGATAATACGCAAGACGTATACCTTGATGTTCCAAACAATGCAATTACTTTGATTGGATGCCAATCTGAACTTAGCGAAACTTTTTTGCAAGACTCTGGCGCGGCTGGCGCTGCTTGGCCTGTGTCGGTTATTGGTTGCCGTTTAGCTGTGCAAGTGCCAATGACTGTAACTGGCATTTACATCAACTATAAAAAGCGTGGCCCATTTAATCTTATTGGCAATCAATTTGATTCTGGCAATACTGTTGTCACTAATTTTCGGGTTCTTGTTGGCGGTAATACGCAAAAATGCCCATTTAACTCAATTGGTAACTACTACCCATTTTCAGACCCGTTTAATGGTGTTGGATTTAACACCCTGACTCAACTTGGTGACAATTATGAACTTGGCAGCGGAAATGGCGCTGCGCCATTTAACACCACAATTAGTTCTGCAAATGTTGCTAACGGAGTTGGGTTTTTTGGCTCTGCTTTGACAACGACTAAGCCAACAGTTACGGGGTCAAAAGGTGCTAATGCAGCGCTTACTTCTTTAATTGCGGCACTTGCAAATTACGGTTTAATTATTGATTCAACATCTTAATAAACAAAGAAACTATCATGGAATACAAATGGACAGTTAATAAAGTACAAGTCGCCAATGACAATCTGATTGTCAAAGTTGGATTGATAGTCACAGGCATTGATGGTGATAACACTGCTTCTGCTTGGTATGAGCGTAACCTTGTTCGCGGTGACAGCTTTGTCCCATATGAACAATTAACTGAACAACAAGTGCTTGACTGGTGTTTTGAGCCAGAAGTCACCACTTGGAAAGACATTGACGGCGCTCAACAATCAAGCACCCGTCTTATTAAAGACGAAGGTGAAGCACAAGTAACTGGCCAGATTGCACGCCAGTTGGCACAAAAAGAATCTGAGCCTGCTTTACCATGGGTATAAATTCCAGCATAATGCTGACAAAACCGTATCGGCCAGGTTGACCGAGGAATCTTAGGATTCAGAAAACATGACTGAAGAAGTCCAAGCCCTAGCGGAAGTAGACTCCGCGCCAACCACGGATGTGACGGCCACACCTGAAGTTGCTGAAAGTACGCCGGAAGTAGCTGAAACACAGGCTGCCAAGACATTCTCGCAAGAGGAACTTGACGCTGCTATTGGCAAACGCCTCGCAAGAGAGCAACGTAAGTGGGAAAGAGAACAGCAACAACGATCTGCCGAAACGCAAATCGTAAAAGCAGCTCCGTCAGCATCCGTTGACCAGTTTGAAAGCCCTGAAGCCTATGCGGAAGCACTGGCCTATCAGAAAGCCGAAGAACTATTGGCCAAACGTGAAGCGGCAAAGCAGCAGTCGCAAGTTCTTGAGAGTTATCACGACTTGGAAGAAGAAGCTAGGACTAAGTATGACGACTTTGAACAAGTCGCCTACAACCCTAAACTTCCGATCACAAACGTGATGGCAGAAACGATTCAGTCTTCGGACGTTGGGCCTGAGTTAGCGTACTATCTCGGCTCTAATCCAAAAGAAGCAGATCGCATCTCACGCATGTCGCCACTCAGTCAGGCGAAGGAAATTGGGAAAATTGAGGCCAAATTGGTTTCAGCGCCCCCAGTTAGAAAAACGACATCTGCGCCAGCGCCGATTTCACCTGTCACCGCACGCTCCGCTGGAGTGTCGGCTTATGACACTACTGATCCAAGGTCTACCAAGACCATGACGGATTCGCAGTGGATTGAGGCCGAGCGCAAACGACAAGTGAAAAAATGGGAAGCACAGAACCGCTAATTTTTTTAAAGGACTTTTAAAATGTCAAACAGTATTCTGACGATTGATATGATCACAAGAAAAGCTCTCGAAATCCTCGAGAACAACCTTGTGCTTACCCGTAACGTGAACCGCCAGTACGACGACAGCTTCGCTGTTGAAGGTGCTAAGATTGGTTCTACCCTCCGTATCCGTTTACCTGACCGCGCTTTGGTAACTGACGGCGCCGCCTTGCAAGTGCAAGACGACAACGAGCAGTTCACCACTTTGACCGTTGCCAGCCAAAAGCACATCGGTGTCAACTTCACATCTGCTGAATTGACCATGCAATTGGATGACTTCGCAGAGCGTGTGTTGAAGCCTCGTATCAGCCAGTTGGCATCTTCTATTGATGCAGACGTGGCCAATGCGTACAAAACCATCGGTAACACCGTTGGTACACCTGGCACCACTCCTTCTACTTCTTTGGTCTTGCTCCAAGCCCAGCAGAAGCTGAACGAGAACGCAGCCGTGATGTCCCCACGTTACGCTACCGTGAACCCTGCTGCTAACGCTGGCTTGGTTGAAGGCATGAAAGGTCTGTTCAATCCTACAGACACTATCAGCAAGCAATTCAAGAACGGCATGATGGGCACTGGCGTGTTGGGCTTTGA